CCGGATTCGCTGGCCGCAATCGCTTTGGCCTGTTGGGGATTGGTCACCACCTGCCCACTGGAGGAGTGGAGGTTCCCATCGTGATACTCCTGCATCACGGTGCCGAACTTGTCTGGCATCCCGCTTCCACGCCGACGGACACCATTTCCGCCACCATTCGTCGTGCGTCGTCGAATCACCGCCCCTACCTCCCAAATCGTCGTGCTAGAGCAGCCTTTACCCAGTCGTATGTACCTTCAATACCCGCTTCCTTATCAACCCGCCGCCGTGCCTCTTCTTCCGTCACACCCCATTCTTCGGCAAGCGCCTGAATGACCTCTTCGCCTAGTAACTGTGCCCCAGTTTGCAGATGCGCCGTTATGGTGTTCGGTCTGTGAGATGTGGGAACTAAGTCTCCGTAGCGATGATGGGGAAAACCAGGCCGGAACGTATTCCCACGCCGCAGCTCTGCGGGCGTGCGCCCGCCACCCGTACTGACTTCAAGCCCAGATCGTCCAACTGGATACTGATTTATCCTGCGTCGTACGTCCCGTGATGCTCCTGGCCACTGCCCCTGACGATCTTCTTGAGCTAACTCGATATCCCGTTGAACCCTTCTATGCTCTGACATAGGGCCAAATGAATCGCCCCCTTGTTCAAGATCTTTCTTTTTGGCCCCAGCATAGGTGTTCACCTCTGCTGGTGTATAACCACCTAATTCCACCGCTGCTTTTCCAATATCAGCAATCTTCTGGAGCGGAAAGAGCGCTTCCATAGCCTCCCGTCGAGTCTGTTGCGCTGCTCCAATTCTTCCCACAGGTGTTTTTGCCACAGCAACAGAATCACCTGTACGCATCGCGTTCCTGAGCGTTTCTGGTATCCTCCGGACCACAGCTCCCGCTTGGGGAAGATATTTCGCCCCGCCCAACAGGGCTGGCATCATTCCGGCAATCGCCATTAACGACCCTGGGCTGAGCGGCATCTCACTGACCACAGGCGTATCCGTGTGTATGCGCCGTCGCACATCACGTCGTTCTGCCTCAGAGAGATCCTCAACTCCTTGTCCGAACGGACGCAGCCAATCTGGTGTGTTTAACTGAACCTGTGTTGGCATTACTGCGGTCCTTGGCGTTGTTGCGCGAAGGCTTGCATCAACTGAGCCGGAGCCTGTGGGGCCACCTGCTCAGCCGCCTTGACCTGCTCCAGGGCCTCATCGACGGCTTCCGCTGCGGCCTTAGCAGCGGCTTGCTGCGTGGCCTGGGCCACAGCGCTGGCTGTTTGCGACTGCTGTGCGCCCTGCGACCGGCGTTCAGACGCCTCCATCAGGATCTTGCGACATCGGTTCCAGAAATCGACAAATCCCTGCTGGAGTTCAGGTGAGGCCCCTAACCACTCGGTCGTCGCCATCTGTGACTCTAATTCGTCCATGATGACGCGCAGATTCCAGAACGGCATGGGCAAATGCTCGGGAATGATGCCCCCTTCCCATAAACGCTCAACTAACGCCATCGCCAGCTTCCGATACGTCGTCTCCTGGCTCTCACGCCCCAGATCGCCCATCTCCAGGTCGGCGGCAATCTTCTCCTTGTCAATTTTGCCGGTACGCTCGTCGAGATACAGCACACTCAGGGGCGATTGCAGGTGTTCGCGGATACGGGCCTCGCGCAGTGCCCGAAATTCAGGAATCAAGCTCCCCCGCTCCACGGTAATGGAATAATCCGTCCCGGCCTGCAAGATTTCCGAGTTTTGAAAGACGAACACCTCGTCGCGCATGGACCGGTCGGTATAGTGCATAGTGCGGAAGGGCGGGTAGTACTGTTTCACCCGATTGATCCGCATATCCTTGACTGCCGCCATCTGTTTCCCAATGTGCTGGTAGAGATTGCCCCACTGGCTATCAAGCATCTCCTGCAACATAGGCACAGCCATTGGCCCACGCAATTGCCCAGGGAATTTCTGCTCTTGGAAGAGGTCCACGCCCCCCGCAATCTCACGCATGAGCTTCACGACGAGATCAATGGACGGCATGTACCAGGCCGGGAGCTGCGGCGGGTCACGCCGCTGGATCATCTTCACACCCTGCTCATTCAACCCGTTCTCAATGGGAGCCGGGTAATCTGGCGGGATATCTTCCCGCTTCAGTCCCTGTCCCAGGAGTTCATTCGAGTAGAGCGATGCATTAGACTGCTCGCCGAGTTGAGAGAGCCGTTTATTCAGGAAGCGTTGCGGCGGAATCAGGTCGGAGATGTAATCGCTGCTCCAGAAGCTCACCGTGGTCGGAGCCCAGTGAAAATCTACCAAGGGAATGGACTCGTAGGGATTGTCCTCCTCGACCAGCACTTCTTCATCTGGAACAAACACGCAATAGCGACCACGCGGGTGCTCTTCCGAGATGGGGCTATAGCGTTCGACGACCACCGTCAAGTCCGGGTCATTCCTATCCCGACTGCCCTGCACACGGGGAATCAAGTCCTGTAGATGCACCGACCCGGTCGGAGCGCCCAGGGAGTTCAAGTCCGTAGAGAGAATACGTACATCACTCGCATCCTTGAGATTCTCGATGGTCTGATCGCTGAGATCGTAATTCTCCTTCAACCACCCCACCGTGCGGATTTTGGCAATATAGACAGCCTGATCCGGAGCCAGATCAGCCACAGACCGCACCGAGGCGTCGATAAACACCTGCAACGGACTCAACACTTCACTACCCACATCCCCGGCGAGAACCATGTCCTCGATGACGACGAATTGCTCCTTGGGTGCGCCCTGGAGCACGCGCTCTTGCCGTTCCGACTCGGAGAGTTCTTCGCCCGACATCTGGTCGGTCCACTGGAGTTCATTCGTCTCGTCATTGAACCGAGGCAATGGTTCCATGCTGGCGTCCTTGACCCAGGGCACGTATTCAAACGCGACACCCCCAATCGACATCCACCAGAGCAGCTCCCAGGTTCGAGAGGGTTGGTCGAGCTTTTCATCGAGGGCCGTGATGAGCTTGTTGACGACCTCACTCTTCGCGATGGACTGGGGGTCTTGTTTGTCGGCGCGTGCCTTGAAGACCGGGGCAATACTGGTCAGTCGCCCGAGCATCTTATGGAGCATCTGGCCCAGGAGATTGAAGACCAGATGCAGTTTGTTGGGGTCGCGCTTGCGCGTGAACAACGACCGCTTCTCGGACCCGACCCAATGCTCGCCGGAGACAAACGCGAGGTTCGTCAGAATCCGGAGTTCGACGGACCCCACCTCTCGTGACTTCTGGGCACGAAGACGGTTGTAGTCTTTCGTGTACTCGACGAGAAGTTCCTCTTTTGACGGCATTCGCTACCCCAGTCCTTGGGTGTGTGGGCGTCTCACTGGGTGGCCGCCCCTACCAGCCTGTCGAATCAGCTCGATGACCCCCTGGATGCTCTGAGGGCCGCCCTGATCCCGCCTCGCGGCAGACGCCATCTCAGAAGAAGCCTCTGGCCTTTGTCGTCGCTGTGTACCCAGCACCGGACTGCTGGCCTGAGCCTGCTGACCTTGCTGCCGACCTGGATCCACGGCGACCTGCGGCGTTCCGACTGGTATCGGACGGCGAGCTGTGGCTTCTGGCTCTACACCCGCCTGCGCCTTATTGTAGAGATAATTCAAGGGTCCGCCGTCCGCACGAGTCGGCTTCGGTATATTATTCGCGTGAATCTTCCGCTGTTGGCCGAGATCAGAGTAGTCAGGTATCATCAATTGGCTCCTAAGTGGGCGTCCATATCTGGGGCTGTCCAGTTCGCCATTGCTTTGGATGTGCCCTCATCTTCCAACGCGGTTTCAAGCGCCGTCACCCTCGCTTCAAGGGCTCGTACCCGTGCGTGGGTCTCAGCAAGCGCCTCTTTCCACGCCGTCTCGTAGGGTCCATACGGCACCAGCCCTCTGTGCTCAGGAGTGCGCGGCATCAACAACCGAGCGAACCATCGTCGGCAACGTGTAATCATTGCGTCCCCAGATGAGCATCAGCGGGCTGTCTCCGCTTTTTGCGGAGTGGTGACCCCATCGGTTGAATGTTGTAGAGCGGCGACATCGTGGGCGGTGGGGGCGCAACTCGTCCTCGTGGATGGCGCGAAAGGACGTGCTCGATACAATCCAGCACGTGGTCATGGATTTTGAGCCGTTCATAGCGCCCGGTGCTACTGCTTTTCTCGGGCCACTGGGCATATTCCAGTTCATACGGCAGCAACTGGAGCCACGGGGCCAAGAAGATTTCATTATGCTGGAAATATTGTCGAGCGGCTTCGGTACGGACCTCACGGCCCCGATGATTGGCCAGGAGATGCAATCCATGATGGAGGCATTCCGCTTTGAACTGGGAATTGGCATCCACCCAGGCTACCGGGCGTGTCTTCCACCGTTTGGCCATCGCCAGGACCTCCTGGACCCAGCGGACAATGGAACTATCCGGTTCCAGTTCCGGCGTATTTGCAACATACCGGTAATTGGTCACTTCATCCAGGACGACCGCCTGTCCCTCGGGCGACACAGCCACAGCCACTGCCGCGCAATACGTGCCAGTATCTGCCCCTAGCGCAACAACCCACTCATCGCCGAGGGTGACATCAGCGTGAGTCACGGGTGTGCGCGTGCAGAGCTGCGGCTGCGTCTCGGGTGAGAGTTGGCGATCTCCCCGCTGATAGTTATACACGCGCCCCACGAAATCGCCAAGCTTTCCGAAGTACGCCACTGAGAATTTTTCACGAGTCAAGAGGGTTTGATCGCGCTTCATCGCCGCCGCATCGAAGCTGTAGGGATTGACCGTCGCCGGAATCCCGCATTTGCAGACCCAGTCGGCGAAGTCGGGGTGTCCGTGCCCATGCTCGTGAAAGACGCTGACCCAGGGACGGTCGGGGGTCGTCGGGAACACGGCGTAGCCTTGCCGCACCCGCAGGTTCTGAGCGACCGAGGTGAAGCATTCGATGCCGGGGAGTTGGTACGCCTCGCAGTAGATATAGGCATCGACTTCCTTGCCTTTCAGGGATTCGGAGCGTTCCCAGCTTCGGGCCTCGAAACGTGCGCCATTATCGAGTTCCAGCCAGAGCCGCCCGTCCTTCGGACGATTCTGGAGGACCGCTGGCTTCTGATTCAGCCCCCGCTCGGAGCACAGGGCTTCGAGCAGGTAATCAAACTCGGGGGCGCACATATCGTATTCATTGCCCACCAGATAGACCCGCGCATGGGGGACGGCCCCAAATGCCGCCGCCCAGAGACCCGCACCCACCGACTTCCCGGATTTATAGGCTCCAAGTTCTGCGACGACCTTGGCGCGCCCAGCGGCCCGTGGTGTTTGTCCATACCACGCACAGGCTCCATCGGGCTCACGGACATAGACGGCGTTGTCGGTCCCTTCGGCTACGGGGTCTGTTGTTAGCTCGTAGCCATCGGTCGTGGCCCACCACGCCGCTTGATGCACAAAGGGCACCAGGTCCATTTTTCGGCAGAGAAAGCGTCGAAACTCCGTCATCAACTCATCCCGGAGCGCGACGGGGACGGCAGTGACAGGCATTAAACGCTACTCCTCCCCAAATCGAGTTGCGAGAATATGTAATGCAACGCCTGCCTGTATTGGGACCACGCCATTTCCCAAGACACGCAATTGGGCGCTCCGGTTATCCACCCGTCCGGCCAACCCATTAACCATTCGACAAAGACTGGATTTAAGAACGGGTGATCGCTCCGGGTACTCTGCCAGAAGCTCTTGCCATTCAGATTGGTCCCCAGGGGCGGGCGGAAATAATCCCGGTGCTCCCGGACGGCAAGATCGGTGAGTGTTGTCCCAGGATGACGCCCTGACTGCGTCGAGTATTTCGCGGCCCCGCTTGCTCGTGCGTCGAGACGGGTGGGCGTGGGCCACAGCGAGGAGGAAGACACGCTCCCGTTGGTGCGGGGCTCCCACGGCATCTGCTCGAAGCTGCATCCATTCCGCATCGAACCCGAGGGTGTCCAATGCACCAAGGACGTCCCCCAGGCCGCCTCCAGCAATGAGCCCTGGGACGTTCTCCAAGAACACGACGCTTGGTCCCACCTCGCGAATGCACTTGGCAATCGCGGGCCAGATCCACTGGGGGTCATCACGCCCCTCTTGCCGTCCGGCAACGCTCCAGGGCTGACACGGGAAGCCCGCACTGACAAGATCCACGCATCCACGCCAGCGTCTGCCTGTGAAGGTCGTAATGTCGTCCCAGAGAGGTGCCGAATCCACCCGCCCTGCTTCCATCTGCGCGACCAGACGGCTTGCGGCATAGGCATCCCGTTCCACGTAACCGATGGTGCGATAGGCGTGACCAAGGAGGGATCGGACCCCAAGCTCAAGCCCTCCTGCCCCGGCACATACAGCCAAGCCATTGATTGCCCCCGGCACTAATGGGTCGTCGTTGAGGAAGCCTGAAACTGAGGCTCTGCCTGTTGCGGACTATCCTGGAGCTGGCCCATCTTGTCAATGCCGCACCCGACCTGGGCCAGCAACGCATTGGCCATCAGGAGATGCAAGTCTCGCCAGATCGCCTCCGGGGTATTGGAATGGATACACCCCGAGATAAACGACACCGCCGCATTCGCCGCGGCATTCGGGGGCAGGCTCAGCCGCTCGGCTTCGTGCGCCACATGCTCCACGAAGATTAGCGTGCTCTTGAGTTCGTCCACATCCACGCCCAGTTGCATGCTCGCCGCCTCGAATTCCTCGTCTGTGGTCGCAGCGGATAAGGTGAATTTCTCAACTGCTTTCTCGTCGTCTGCCATGTTCGTCTCCTCCGTGAAGGTTCGCGTGAAGGTTCCACGTGGAACGTCTGTGTGCTAGACCCCGCACATCCCCTCGCATTCGTTCTCAAAGAAATTCTGCTGCCCGAGATCCTCTAGATTCCGAAAATCTACCGAGGCGAGCGGGAGACAGGTGCGATGCACATATTCCTGCTGTCCCTCAGTACGCATGGCGGCATCAAAGGCGACGGCATCAGCAAATGCCGCTGGATCGTCGCGCTGCATCGTCCGCCATTCGCGGTCTGTGTGATACGGGCACGCGATACAGGCGCTCCGTGGCAAATGCCGCTTGGGATAGCGGTCGGCGAACCACGCCTGACACTCACGTCGCGACAGGCCCGCCTCCACGAGCGGCCAGATATTTTCAATCCAATGATCCCGCGCAGGCTTCATGCGCGTAGCTTCATCGCGGCTAATGCCGATCCACTGGCGAATCACCGGCACTTTGGGCGTGCGCTGGCGGGGACGGAGCCCCAAGAGGGTCCGCAACGCAAGACGAATGGGTTCGATTTTGTAGTTATTGGTGCATTGGCGGCGGCCTGGGCCGGTCTCCGTAAAGAGCGGCATGGTGCGAAACTGCTGCCCCCGTGTATTGCGCCCTGCGACCTGGTCGGCCCGGATGTCCCCCGCCGTGACCCGCTGGACAGGGAAGGGCAGTTGTGTTTTAAGCCACGCCAAATGCTCATAGACGGCAGGCGGCTCATACTGCGTGTCCGCAAAGATCGCCAGCTCCGGCATCGGCGCGAGTTCCCCCCTCGCCGCCATCAGTGCCATCACACTCGACTGCACCCCGGCCCCTAAACTGATCACCTCATGCATAGTCGTCCTGCTTATATTTTCCCGCAGACCTGCTGCGTCGAGTCGCTGAGAAAATAGGACGGCGTCTCGAAAAACCCGTGGGCATCCCGGTCTGCCTCGAATGCATGGAGCTGCGCCAGGAGCGCGTGCATGGCCTCGGGCGTCCCTGCCGCAATGGGGCGGCGCACGTAGGTGACGCCCCCGGTGGTCTGCTCGCGTATCCGAATCCAGAGCACGCGCTGTGGGGCATTAGGCATTTATTGCACCGTCGTCTTCTGCGTGTCGTAGCGTACAAGCAGGTCGTGGTAGAACTGGGCCAATGGGCTTTCGCGTCCCGCCATCCCGGCGACCTTGGCCTCGATGGCCGTGCGGCAGGTATCCGCTTTGGTCCGCGCCGGGCCTTCGGCCTCGGCGTAATTGGTCGTCCAGAGAATATACGCCAGCTCGCTATAGTGTTTTTTGAGGGCGAGTTCCCAGCGGGTCTCATCAGAGAGCCGGTGCCAGGGCTCACCCCCCGCCAGTGCCTGAATCGCCGCCTGGACTTCGGGTTGCTGCGGCCACAGCTCTTCGCAGGCGATCAGCATCTCCGGTGCCGTCGGGGTCGTCCAGAAGTACGGGACGATGTCGGCGAGTGGCGCTCCGGCGAGCACCATCAAGGCGAACTCCCGCGCTTCCTGCGCGGTCAATCGTCGGATTTCGTTGCTGGGCATAGGCTCCTCGTCGCGGCGGAATCGCCAGAATCATGCTGCTATCGCAGGCCTCCAGGAAGCGGAGAAACCACCGCAGGGTGCCATTCCCTCCGCGCCCCCGTCGCCGATAGAGATACTGTGACACATTTCCGACCGAGACCCCCATGCGCTCGGCCACTTCCCGGACCGTCAAGCCCGCGCGGACCCGGAGGGCTTGCAGCAACTCGGCGAAGTCGGCATCATCCGGGACGGCCTCCATCGGCAGATACTCCGCCACGGTGTCGAGGTTGTAACGCGGCGTGCCCGACTGCACGGTCCCCGTGTGTTCACTTGGCATGTACTCGCTCCTTCTGCTTCTCCCAGCCTGCGCCCCAGCAACCCTCCGGTGATTCGCCGGACGGTCTCCCACCGGAACGCCCATTCTAGCTATATATCGATGGCCCCGTCAAGCGATAGCCCTGCGTCACGGTGTCGTCACGCCTTATTTCCTGCATTTTCTCGCCCAGGTACGTACGTACCGTACCAGGTGTACCGTACACCTTGTACCTTTCACGTACCCT